CTCTTGACTCTATGTGCTAATTGTGCTAGAATACATAATAAGAAAATGCGTACAGCACGCAAGTCAATCTACAATGCTACAGTAGACGGTGACACTAGGATTTCTTGAACTATTGATAGAACTTAAAAGCAAGAAGCAGTTTAACATCATCGGCTGATTCGTGTATTAATTTTCATCGGATAGCCCGCTATCTATTTCATCGCATAATTGTCGTGAAAGTTAAAAAATATGAGTAGTTACATGGGGGCAAACCAACAATTAACTAGGTACCGGGCCACCTTTGACATCAGGAGAATTCACGATAGTGACTGGGAAATTGTAAGTACCAGTGGCTCCTGTCTTATAAGTAGTGTCAGCAGGGTCAATTACCCATAGTGTATAACACGGATTGCCGAACAATGCGAGTGTATCATACCATACTTCAACTGGAGTCGTAGCATATGTACTGCCTTCTGCCCAGATAGCGGTATAAACATATCCGTGCAAAGGATTCTGTCCTGAACTGGTATTAGCAATAATATCAAATTGTTCTTGATTGATCTTCATCGCTATACCCGAGCCTGTGAGGTTAGGCGATACTTTACCGAACACCGGTGTTCCGTTGACGATAGTAACCCCAGTGCCAGTCTTTCCTGCACCAACTGTCTCATCTTCTGTGGAATATACTTGATCATAGGTAAAAGTTAGTTGTTCACCTGTTGTTAGTGTGGTGTCTGTCATTTTTATCTCCTATTGATAATGTATATATTTATCATTACATCACTGGATCCGTTATTACTAGCACGTTTCCACGCATCATGATATTAAAGCTATGGAGATCAAGTTCGTATGTTGGTAACAATTTATTGGCGATGAGATCACATACAGCTTTTATACCCGGCTGACTCTTTTCTATCATATCCATCTGCTGTTCTCGGTGTTCATCCGGAGGAGCTATCATGTAGTTGTCCATTATATCGGCTACAGTCCGGGCATTACCTACTTCTGGTATAGACAGAACAGGCGTCAATCTCTCTATACGTATAGCATGGTATTGATCAGTGACCCTGATCATCTTACCTTTGAATACTGGAAAATGTATGTTTTTGTTGGCTCTTGCAAGATCAACAAAAGCCATATAAGCAGTGTCATGAGATTTGAATAGTTTTATTACATAGGCGGCACCGGGCTTCGCATAGACTTGAGCATAGGCTGCATCATTATTATCTAGTCTCTTGTAACCAGCCTTGAATAGGATATATTCAGCCTGAACCAACGGCGGCCTGGTTATCTCATCCAATTGACTTTCAAATAATTCTTTTATACGCATCTTCTATTTATCGTGATTTACAGTTTTCACCGTGCCAACGCTTATACATACCAACACTTGCGGTCTTTCCGCAGTGTTCGCATGTCTTCTTTTTCTGTGATGGATGCGTACCTGCTGCTAATCGTGCTAGGTTGGCTTCTGATCCTACAAAGTTATGAGTACCCGCTTCAACTCGCTTCTTGTTCATGTCAGGTCCCAAGAAGTTATGAGTACCGTCAGCAATCAACTTCTTATTGAGTTTGCCATCAGCATTAGGACTTTTGCCATTTTGCCAATGATGCGTACCCTTCTCAGCATTTACGGTTGATGGGTTATTAGTGATAGAGTTGTGTGTTCCTCGTTCATATGCAAGTTTGGCGTTTCTACCATCTAAGTTAGGATGATTAGTTACCCAGGGATGTGAACCAGATGAGAATGCTTCTATTTGTCTATCACTTGCAGTTTTTCTTGCCCCAGCATCTTTTCTCATGTAATGATTGTCACCTGTTATTTTTGCTGCGACTTTAGGATTAAGCATAGGATTATTTTTTCCAGTACCGAACCCAATAGGATCAATGTTTTGATTCATACAGTTAGGCTTACCGTAATGTTCGGTAAGGTATTCGCCTTCTCGTTGTTTCAATGTTTCAAAGTCATCCGCAAACTCTAATATCTCTCGTGTTAGTGTAGATTTATCTTTAATAGATAATGGCCATCTACCCGAACCGATATATCCGTCATCTAAGTTTTCAGTGCTATGCCTACCTATGTAGTACTTGCCATTAATATGAGTGGTTTTGTAAATAAAGTGTTTCATATCTTTATTTATCATAGTCTGCTGCGTTTGTCAATAATAACCATAAGAAAAGGGGACCGAAGTCCCCTTTTCCACCTTGTATAACTTTCTAATAGTTATCACTGTAACGTGATCTATTGGAATGTCAAATTTTGTACTGCTATCTCGCCAACGTAATCGGCGGCATTGCCAAAACTGCTCGCGGTATTAGTGAGTTCTATGTAGCCGTAACGTGTCATGAATGATACGACCGGCTCGAAAGTGGTCGGATCAAGTACGACGCCAGAACTCATCAGAGGAATGTATGGGCAATAGAATGCCGCTGCATCAGTTTCTGATGATCCCTTGTAGCCTACGAGTACTGGCTGAGTGTCTGGTGAATAAGAGTTTACGAACACTCTCATTGCGCCATTCAGAGTACCAACAAACTTAGTGTTAGTTGGGGCTTCGAATGTACCTTCAGTTGTACGAGCGAATGCTGAAGTAGTTGCTGACTGAAGGACAGTCAAGGAAGCTGGGGAAACGACTGCCCAGTTACCAGCACCACGACGAGTACGCTGTGCGATCAAGTTAGCAACACGATTGATGAGGACTGCAAGAGCAGCATGTTCGTCACCAACGTATGTAGCAGTACCTGAAACAGTTGCCTGATTGAAGGTATACTCAGTTGAAGCGAGTGTTGAAAGTGATAGGAGGATTTCCTGATCGATTTCAGCAGTGATTTCTTGAGCAAGTGCTGCCATGATTTCTGCTTCAACGTCAATACCATGCTGTGACTGTGCGTCTTGCGCTGCTTCGAAAGTCCAACGAGCTTGGAGCTTACGAGACTTTGCTTCGACTGCTTGTCTCAGGATCTGTACGCTGATTTGCTTTCCGCCGTTACCTTCTAGGGTAGCAGTGTCTGCACCAGTGTAGTAGTTAGTTGCAGTTGTACCTTCTTGAACGCGGGAATATGCCTGTGCGATCTTGAATGGTGAAAGTGCTTCTTCACCAGCTTGTACGCTTGTTTGTGCTGCTGAGTTATCAGTCAAGCTGTTAGCATAGCGTACACGAAGGGTATGAATCTGACCAACTGGGCCAGTCATTGGCTGAACACCAACAAGTTCGTTAGCGATAACAGTCGGCATAACACGACGGATTACTGGGAGGATAACGCGATTCAGAGTTGCGATATTACCAGCTGTAGTCGTACCTGCTGAACTTTCAGCGAGTAGTTGCTTCTTGGTGTTTTCGAGAATAACACCCATTGTTGAGCGGCGATTGCCCTTTAAGCCTTCTAACAGAGCTTCTTTGGTCTCGCCCCAACGGCTTTCTAAAAGTAGTTTTGACATTATATGTAATCTCCTAAATTATGTCTATATTAAAGCCCTGCCAGACGCTTGATGTCGATAACGTTGTCTTTTTCCAACATATCAACTTCAGGCTGAACCTGTGCAGTTTTATTACCAGTTGCTTCTACGATAATGGATCCAGTTGTTCTGGCCTTTGCAGGCTTTGCATCTGAACCAGTATTGAGAACTGCTGGTAAATACTTGTCGAATGCGGCCTGTAATTTGGGGGTTTGGACGCTTTCGAGTAAACTCTTCATCACGCCGGCTTTTTCCTCATTGAGAGTAGACAATAGATTACCTAATGTCTGTTCACGTTGAGTTGATTCCTTGATGATTCGGACTTCACGATCCTTGCTTTCTACGAGCTTTGCTGCTTGTTGCAACTTGCTAGTAGCTTCGGCCAATTGTTGATCCTTGTGTGCCAGTGCCTTCATTACCTTGCGGGTTTCTGCCTTATCGTTGAGATAGGTGACAGAGAATTCACTTGCGAAAGATTCAAAAATCTTACGGCCGAAATTGTTTTGTCTTGCGACTTTGATGTCTTCTTTGAGTTGTGATAGTTCACCCTTAAGATGGGATGTGACGATGTTGCTAACTCTCTTGGCACTTTCAGCAACAAACTTGTTCTTGAGTGCTTCGATCTGCTTGCGTCCCTCAGCAACTAATCTGACCTTTGCTTCTACTACTGCTTGTCTGTCTACTGCGAATTCTTTGATTTCGCGAGATAGGGCGTGAACAATGAATTGTTCTAGCTTCTTCTGATTTTCCATTTGAATATTACGATCATTGCGTAGTTCTCTGATCTCTTCGGCTAGTTTTGTAACCATGAAGTCATTGAACTTAGTAGCACTTTCACGCAGCTTCAACTGTGCTTTTACACGGTCTTCGTTCATTGCTGTTCTTTCATTCTGAAATTCTGCAATTTCTTCTGAAAGATTTTCTGTCATCATCTTATCTAGGGCTTCTACCATAACGCTGCGATCATGTTCGTAACGTTGTGCGAACTCTTCGTGGAGTTCGGCACGAACTTGAATGCGGGCTTCGTTCAACTTAGATTCCCAGGCTTCGTTAAGTTCTCTGCCTACGTCTTCGTTGATTAGACCACTTTCAAGTAATGGTTTGATAGCATCTAGCATACCTTTAATCCTTTTTAAAGTTTTAGTTCAGTGATGAGGCGTTTTACTTCCTCAGCTAAGTATCGTTGTACTTTCTTGTTGCCCTGAGCATCCTTAGCAATCTCTAACACTTTATTTCCGTACTTCATATTCTGAAGTCCTTCATAAATTGCTTTGGGATATGCATTTGGAGCGCTCGGTTGAGCAACAATATCAACAGTGATGATTTCAAAATCACTGACCCGGCCATCCATATCGTTAACGTTTCCGCTACCTCTACTAGAGACGCCGAGCTTCACTCCCGATTCCAACATTGTTCTTACGAGTTGACCCATTGGAGTCGGAAGAATTTTCAATTTCCCAAAACCATTAGCACCGTCCATCCACATATGAGTGATCATATGAGATACACGATCTAGATTGATTTTGAGATCATCTGGGTGATCAACTTCGCCCAGAACTGAGTAACCCTCATGAATTTGTTTATTGAGAGTTTCCACAGCAGTTTCAATTTCTCGGACGGGGTAAATACGCTCGTTCGCATTCTTAATTCCGCCCATGATGAAAATACCTTTCATATACAGAGTTTTTAGACTGTCGTCGCCTTCTTTTACAGACTCAACAATCATCCCTGCTTTATCAAAAGTGAGATTTTCTCTTAGATAACTATTAGCCATGTATTTCTCCACATGGTTCAAATGACCATCCATTTTTATTAGTATTGCACCATATTCTTAAATTATTCAAAGCAACAACTGGATATTTTAAATGAGCTTCTTTGATGGTGGTAAATTTTTCACCAGAAGGAGCAATCCAATATCCTTTCCATTTTGTTGATTTGGTTCCCTTGTTTTTAGAACCACACTTTATTTTCGTCTCATCTGTGTGAGTTTTGCCATAAAAATGATTCTTCTCGCCGAGGTGTGCCAATCTATTTTTTTCTCTAGCACTATCACTTTGTACTCTGCCGGTGCTGGCAATTCCAATTTTTTGTTTAGTAATATCTGATACAGATTTACCTTTATGAACTGCACTAACCATGTCGCCAAATCCTTCAGGTTTCTTAATACCTTTTAGTTTAGCTGCTCGTGCTTGTTTCATATCTTCCGGTTCAATGCGACCTAATGTAGTAAACTTGCCGTCACCGTTGTGTCTATTGAAACTTTTCGGATCATTTTTTGCATCCGATTGTTTCAACATTTCTGCTTCTAAGTTACGCATTTGTGCTGCATCACCTGTTGCAAGTATCTCTCTTTTCCATTCAGATGGATTAGATTGAATCAATGGCTTTACTTCTCTACTTGAACAGAAATAGCCGTCGTTTGGATGGCATCCCTTTGCTGTACGTGAACCCACGTACCACTTTCCAGTAGGTACGTGAGTCCATCTATACACATATGCAGATTTACCTTCTGCATTAAAAGATTCGGAATTACGTGTAACCGAATCGTCTGAGAGATACAAAGCCATTTGTTCCCAGATCCCTTATATTATCTAATTGGCTTGCGGGTAGGACGACGGGATTCTGCAACTGGGCTGTGTGTTCCGGATGCTTCATCCTTCTTCACAGGCTTTGGTGTTGCGTCACCCTTGTCCTTGAAGTTGTTCTTACCTGGAACGTTCTTGAAGTTACCTGCTCCTGGAAGATTGCCTTCGCTCTTTGAACCGTAGTTGCTTGGACCTTTAGGACTAGTTGGAACTGTTTCTGAATAACCAGCGAACTTTACTGGTCTGCTGTCCATTCCTGCTTGTCCTGAATTTGCTGTCTTACCGATTGGGCTCTTTGTCTGTGCACCATCGTCACCATGAGTTACTGGAACCTTCTGAAGATTGATATTTTCCATCATCATGTCTTCGTCCATCTCGTCTTCTTCGTCGCCCATGTCTTCGTCGCCCATGCCTTCGTCGCCCATGTCTTCGTCGCCGCCGCCCATGATATCTTCAAACTCAGCCATCAATTGGTCGAGCTTATCTTCAATACGGATCACTGCATCTTCAATTTCTTCATGCTCTTCGGCTTCGTCACCCTCGTCATGATCCATTTCTAGATCGTGGGTTAATTCTTCGCCGTCATCTTCAGCCTCATCGTCAAAGTCGATGTCATCTTCGTCTTCCATCATGCCTTCGCCTGATTCTTCGGCATCGATCTCATCGAGTAGGTCACCGACTTTGCCGCCCATGCCTTCGTCCATGTCATCCATTTCTTCAGCCATGATTGACTCAAAGATTTCGCGTGACTTTTCGACTACGATTTCGTGGAATAGCTCGTGAGCTTGATCGATATCCTCGTTAACAACGAGGTTGATTAACTTTTCGTACTTCTTAATGTCCATTATTTTTCTCCTGATAGTAAATGGCTTTGTATAACATATATTTAAGCCGTATACCAAAAAAGCACTCATTATGTGCTATTTTTTTGCGTTTTTAGTATTACTATAGGATAATGGGTTATTTAGACTCCAGGCGCCGCTTCAGGTTTAGCACCATATTGTTCGCGGACCCTATCCAGATACAACTTCTTTTCATAGTTGCGAACATCTAACATCTTCCTGAGTTTACGAATTTGTTTCAGGGTTAGTTTAGTCTTACGGGACGTTCTGTACACAGGTTTGCTATTGTCATCGTTGACATCTTGTAAACCTATGATAGGTTCGTTGAACATCTCTAGTAACAACATTAGCTTGCTCCGTAATATATTTATCTTTAGAATTGCATTGGGCTGCCGCCACCTGGTGCTCCACCGGCGGCGCCAGCCGCAGCATTAGGAGCCGAAGCAGCATTAGACACAGGGCCGGCAACACCGCCTGGTTCTCCTTCAGGAGCCCCTTCAGCACCTTCGATGTTATCGGCAGTTTCAGTGTCGGCGTCAAAGTCTCCAGTAGATATACCAATATTTCGTAGATCAGATCCCTTAGGATCCTGTACGACTTCCTTCTTGTTTTCTTCTTCCCACATCTTTTCGTTCTTTTTGATCTCTTCCTCGCTGAGACCTAAGAATCTCTCAAGTGCAAATCTCTTTGAGATGTATGGAAATGCTTCCATCGATTGGAAAGTAGCAACCCTCGCAGTATCCATCTCTGCTTGACGATATGAAGCAAAGTTTTGTGGTGGATTGAAGGTAAGATTGAATAGGGCAGTGTCGATATTAAATCCTCTCCAACGGAGGAATAATTTGAACTCTTCATCTAACTTCAGTGAGATATAATTCTGCAAGCGTTCGCAATACTGATTGAATCGGAACTCTTGGATCATCGCAGTACCTACACGCCCGTCATTCATTGGTGTCGTGTTGTCATCGGGGCCAGTTGGCAAATATGAACTTGGAACACGGAGACCGCGAGCAAGGCGATTGTTGAAGTATTTCAAGTCATCGATCTCACCGAGATTCTGTCCACCAGGTAGGACTTCAACTGATGATCCACGCCCTTCTGCTGTCACAGGAAAGAAGTAATCTTCATTCATCGAGTTTTTGACAAAGATTCCTGAATCAATAGCAAATGTATGGTAATCATGCCAACGATGATGACCATCAATTGTGATTGTGCCTGTATCACGATTTTCAACTTTGGTTATTTTAACTATTTTATGATTAAAATTGTCTATGTCACTTACAAATTGCTTCCAATTTTTATAATTGTACTTTTTCAATAACCTATTTAACTTGCTGTACCCAAATTTTGTATAATCAATTTTGTTATGTGCGTTCTTATAATCAAGAGGTGTTGAATTGTTTTCCTTAACTAAATTAAGTAGTTTTTCATCCTTATCACAATACGCAATAATTTCATTCTTGTTAGTTACCCCAGACTTAACTGCATCCGCAACTATTTGTAGCATATCAAAATTAAGATTCAATGATTGATTCTTAATTTTAACTCTCTTAGCAAAGTTATCTCTCAGTATGTTCAAAAATTCAGGATTCTTAGAAATATAATTCTTTCTAACTTTACTCATAGATATGCTGTATTTTTCTTTAGTATTTGGGTTATTTAACCTATCGAATACCGCCTTTTTCTGCGCCGCTCTAATATTCCAAAGACTAACTAATCGTTGTTCTTCGGTCATATTTTGCCAATTTTCTTTTAATGTTTGAGAAATCTTTGATGTCATTTCCTTTTTATATTCAGGTGACATGTTTTTCCAAAAATCTTTCTTTTGAGCAGCATGATAAAGGATATGATCTTTTTTGCTCATATATGTAAGATTTCTAGGATCGTTGTTGAACCTATCATGATCTTTATGATGAACAACGACTCTAGTATCTAGTGCATATTCAGTAAGATAATTAAATTCTTGGTGCTTTCCCTTAGACCTAAAAAATTCACCAACCATTCTATGAGTGTAAACCCATTTCTTCTCTTCATGATCCCACACTTGTTGATATTCATTAGACTTAGGACCTGATATATTTTGATACTGTACATTGAATGCTATCAGACTATCTTGTTCTGTCAAATCTTTAGCCTCTACAAATCCTTTACCAAACACTGGTATTTTATGATCTGGAGTGCATACTAAAGTTTTTCCATTGTCAAAAGTCAATTCGAGCACTTCAGTGTTTTTTCTAGTAATGCCGGCCCAATTAATTAATCCAGGAACTATTTTACCTGTAACAGGATCGCAACTGTATGTCCAATTTTCTTTACCTGCTTCAAATTCATCTATGATTTCACTCAATTTTAGTGTTCTACCATCCAGCAATGGAATTTTAGTATCCAAATCCAAACAAAGTGGATTATAAGTAGCGTCAACAACAGATTGTCCACCATAGAGTGAGGGAATCCTGCGCTGGTGAATCTCATTCTTGACGCGATCAACGAATGCCATGGCCATGTGAGATGGCATGTTACCAACATCAATCTTGAACATCCTGCGTTCTGGCGCACGTTGTACACGATAGATGAGGACAGCATCTTCTAGTAGTTCTTTTTGCTTATAGACCTTGAAGATGTTCTCTAGTATAGATTGACCGAAAGGCCAGAACCTATCAAGACCTTCAGTCAATGACAAGTGAACGATGTGCTTTGCATCGACTGCTGATTCAGATTGTCCTAGAGTGAATCGTGAACCAGAAGTATTATAAGGCATTGCCGGAGTCGTGTAGGGCGTGTTAGTTCCTCCACCACTACCACCTAATCCAGTTGCTGGGTTAGCAGCGAAATCGGTATTGGTCTTCTGTGCTACTGATAGATTCTGTAGGTTGATATTGATGTCTTTGATGACATACTGTTCCGGCTTCTTGCCTTCAGATTCGTTGACGATAACCTTGATGACTTTTACCATGTCAACCCAATAGAGTTTGAAATTTTCTGGGTCACGGACAAATACTTGATCACCGAACTTGATCACGTTTCTGAAGATTTTGAACATACGCACATCAAATTCATTCAACTTACACCACTGATGTAGTTGCTTACCTAACAATTCTACTTCGTGTGGGGTAGGTTCTTCTTTGAATTCAAATGAGAATGGTGTCTTATTGTGTTCATTTCTTTGTGTAGAGAACTCTGATATGATGTCTAGGCAAGCGTTGATTTCAGCATCAACATCCATCATCTCGTATTGGTTATATCGCTCAATCCTGTTTGGGTGACCAGTATAGACTTCAGGAAGCCTAGACATGTAGTTCTTATAACCAAATTCAGTGTTATTCCACCCACCTGTTTCAGAACCGTTCTGTCCAGGTGATCCGTTCCAAGCACCAGAGTTGCTGTTCATGCCCGAGATAGGACTTGATACACCGCTCTTATTTAGAAATTTCTTTTTGTATGTTGCCATTTTAACCGATACTCTGAATATAGTATTTAGTGTTAGATCATTGATTGTCGCAATATCTTATTCTGTGTGCTATGAGTACTTTCTAACACATGGATGACTGAATCTAGCTTGTGTGATAGTAGCTTCATCGTGTCTTGATGCAGACCCATAACTTGTTTCATCGAGTTATCGACTGTAGTTTGTGCAGTAACTGCTTCATGCGAGGTTTTACTTTCTGCTGCATTAGCGGGCGTCTTAGCCAACCTCATCAGCACTGAATCAGCATTTAGAGGCGCTATCATCTCTCTGCCGTGAAGTTCTACTGGATAACCGGTAGTAGGACCATCAAATACGCCGCCTTTCGCAGCTTGCATCTTACCGCCATGTCGAATCAAATCGACCGTCCTAGCTGCACGCTTCCCTACTTGTTTATACCATAGGCTATGTTCAAGTCCATTTGCTGCGCCTTCAGCATCACCCGCTTCTAAAGCTTTGACGGTATTAGGCCACTTTTTGTACCAAGCTGGACCCATATTGAAGGTCAAATCTATTAAGCCCGCCTTCCCTTTTTCATTCATTTTATCGAATCCAGGAATTCTAGCAGCGGCGGCGGCGTGTACCCCGTAATCTTTTTTGAACATCTCTGTGATTTCTTGCTTAGAGAATTCTCTATTCATTTCAGGAGGAAGCGTCTTGCCATTACCAATCAAGTGGCCCACACCCACAGTCCAAAGTCCTAAACTATCTTTATAAGGTCGTGTCCTCGCACCTTCATTGCCGGCAATCATATCCATGATCCAGTTGCCCATCGAACCTAATACAGTTGATGCAAACTTACCTACTCCTGATGCAGCTCCGGACCCTAACTTACCTAAATTAGTCATAGCAGAACCTGCTGAACCAGCTTCAGTTCCTAACCATTTTTCAGCGGAACTAGCTGTGTTAAGTAGTGCGGAACCGGCTTTATTGATTATGGAGGAAATTCCACCTCCTCCGCCGCTAGGTGGGGGGCCGCCTCCGCCACCTCCGCCTCCAGCGCCGGCAGAACTACCGGCCATTGATCCGGGACGGCTAGTTACGGCAGCAAGAATTGAGGACAACAGTCCATTAGATATTCCTATACCTTTGGCTATAGCATCTAGTCTTTTTAGAGA